TTCTATATAAGTGCGGATACCACGTTGGACTAAATCCTTCTGCAGCTCTGTTTACATCTTCTACAACATAATATCTTTTAAGACTAGTAGCAAAATCATTTTCTGCATACTCATCTTTTAAGTGTGGTATTTCTATTACATCTCCTGGCATTATTTTTCTACCTAGTGAGCTAACACTTGATGTAATATGTATAGTCATAAACAACGTATCATTAGTTAAGAATAACCCAAATTGACTTAAATCAAAATCAATGTCTTGTACATTGTATATGCCTCTAATAGTATAGATATCATCATCGTACTTTCTGTCTCTATTTTCTAAAAACAAAATATCTTGAATCTGAGTATTATCTTTAACAACTTCTCCATCGTCAGTACCTACGTATTTGTGTATATTCACATCAGTACCGCCAATAGTAAACATTTCATAGATCCTTTGATCCATAAATTTGTAATCGTTGCCCTTTTCTGGTTTGTATAATGATAGTCTTGGCATATACATATTTATCGATACGATAAATACTATTGGAGAACAAGACATATGGCTACAGGTATAACTACACAAAAACAAGAAATATTCGACTATGTAAACGCATTTTTAGGTGGAGGCATGGTTGATGTTGAACTTGATCCAATTCATTATGAATCTGCTTTAACAAAAGCACTTACAAAATACAGACAAAGAACAGATCATGCTGTAGAAGAGTCATACTTGTTTTTAACACTTACTGAAGATCAAAACGAATACATATTACCAAATGAGATTATTGAAGTAAGAAAATTATATCGTAGATCTATAGGTTCACGTAGCGGCAACGCAGGCGGAAGTTCAATGTTTGAACCATTTAACTTAGCATTTACAAATACGTACCTACTTAGTGGTTCAACACAAATGGGCGGATTAGCAACATATGATATGTTTGCAGGTTATCAAGAACTTGTAGGTAGAATGTTTGGTAGCTTTATTGAATTTAAATGGAATACAACAACTAAAAAATTAACAATACTACAACGTCCAAGAGGCGAAGAAGAAGTGTTAATTTATGCATATAACTATAGACCAGATGACCAATTGTTCCAAGACTATCTTGCAAAACAATGGATCAAAGATTACACACTAGCATCATGCAAATATATGTTAGGTGAAGCACGTAGTAAGTTTGCAACAGTAGCAGGACCGCAAGGCGGAACATCTTTAAATGGTGATAGCCTTAAAGCAGAAGCACAATCCGAAATGGATAAATTAGAACAAGATTTATCTCTACAAGTAGCAGGTGGTGTAGGCTACGGATTCTTAATTGGCTAAGCCATCTCAAAAAGAAGCCTGTAGGCTTTTTTATATGGTTAAAGGCCATCTTCCAAATGATATGAAAACAATTTATGCCTGCTATGACGGCTACTTTAAGCGTCTATGGAATAATACCGAAAGTTATACGCACGAAGTAGGTTTCGAAGAAGAATATAAAAAAATGCTTGACAAACAATATAAATGACTTTATACTGTATAGATAATTAAGGAGTCATTATTTTGTTGCCCAAACTATTAATTGTCGGTCACGGCCGCCATGGTAAAGACACTGTCTGTGAGTTACTAGAAAAATACAGTTATACATTTCAATCATCATCTAAATTTTGTTCAGAACTTTTTATCTTTAATGATCTAAAAGACCAGTACGGATATGCTGACGAAGAAGAGTGTTATGCTGATAGACACAATCATCGCACAGAATGGTATAATATGATACACGACTATTGTAAAGATGATTTAGCAAAACTAGGACGTAACTTATTTGCAGAACACGACATATACTGTGGACTACGTAATAAGCGTGAATTCTTTGCAATGCAAAATGAAGAAATATTTGACTATGCTATTTGGGTAGATAGAGCAGACCATTTGCCCTTAGAAGATCCTAGTTCAATGAGCATTGAGCAATGGATGTGTGATTACACAATTGATAATAATGGCGACTTAGCACGTTTAGAAAAAAACGTAGATATACTAATTAAAACTATTTTTAAAAATCGGGGACTAAGTCTCCCTGCTTCCACGCAACTCCCTCTTTTTGAAGAGTTCGCTGACAGTTAGCACAAATAGTTTTTAAATTAGTTGGTCGACAATTTTCAAGGCGCCCATCAATATGATACACATCAAATTGTTCACTGTGTTTTGATTTATATCCACACTTCTCGCATTCATTCTTTTTGACATAACCGTATTGTTGCCAACGAGGCAAACCTTTACCCGGCCCGCTATACCTAGCACAACTTTCGCATTTACTTCTATAGTAAGGTTTATTAGCCTTATAATAGTTTATAGCACATGGTTTACTTTTACAATTCTTACACAACGGTCTCATACTAGTATTTACCTGCCCTTTTCGGTCCCTTTTTCTAGGTGTTTATCACGGTCGATTTGTAAAATCTTGCTAAATAACTATAACAACTACTCAACAGGAGAAAAAAAATGGCATTATCATCACCAGGTGTAGAAGTCAAGGTAATAGACGAAAGTTTTTATACCCCAGCTGAACCAGGCACCGTACCAATGATTTTTGTTGCTTCCGCAGAAAATAAAACAAACGGAAGTGGCACAGGAACAGCAGAAGGAACGCTAAAAGCAAACGCTGGCAAACCTTACTTGCTTACCTCACAAAGGGAATTAGCTGAAACATTCGGCGACCCAGTATTTTATACAGATTCAAATAACAACCCAGTACACGGCGGAGAGCTAAACGAATATGGTTTACAAGCTGCTTACTCGTTACTAGGTGTTAGCAATAGAGTTTATGTAACTCGTGCAGATATTGACTTAGGTGTTTTAACACCAACAGCAGATGAACCAAAAGATAGTCCAGCAGATGGAACTAACTGGTTTGATACTAATGATAGTTCATATGGTATTTTTGAGTGGAACAGCTCACCAAAGAACATCACAGGCGGTCAGTCATTTAGCGTAAGAACTCCAATTGTTATTACAGATACAACTAAGTTAGACGGTAATGGAGATCCTAAAGAGTCAGTTGGAAATATAGGTGATTATGCAGTAAAAGCAACAACAGATGTCCTAAGAGTATATTACAGAAACTACACAGGTAGTTGGGTTAAAGTTGGCTCAACAGCGTGGATTAATTCACACTATGTAGCACAAGGTACAGCATCAAATCCAACACTGGGTGGTGCAACAAACTTAACTATTACTGTAGGGTCTGGTTCGCCAATTACAGTAGCAGAAGGTACAGACTTAGCAGATACAGTATCAACAGCAAACGCAGATGCAAGTTTCCAATCAGCAGGAATTAGTTTTGCTGCAATTGATGGCAAATTTAGCATATTTAATGATGCGACAGGCGATGAAAGAATTACTATTTCTGACACAGACGGTTTGCTTGGCAAACTAGGTTTAACAGCAGGAACATTTGATGCACCTAAAACACAAATTAGTGCTCACACAAGTGTACCTGAATTTAAGTCAGGTGATACAACTCCACGCCCAACAGGCAGTGTTTGGTTAAAAACTACTGAGCCTAATCAGGGTGCTAATTGGAAGTACAAGCGTTATAATGCTAACACAGCATTATTTGATAATGTTTCAGCACCAATTTACGGTTCAGCAGCAGCGGCGTTATATTGGTTAGACAGAAGCGGCGGCGGTGTTAACTTACCAGCAGGAACTACTTTTGTAAAATCAAATGCAGAAGATGCAACTTCAGTTGAAGGCGCATTTACAATCTTTAGTCGTGCTAACACAGGCGCAACTACAATTACTGGTAGTGCTATTACAGCAAGTACATTTAGTGCTCAAGCATATGCATTTAATATTGCAGAAACAGACGCAGGTAAAACAGCGTTACAAAGTGCTGTAACAGTTAGCTTCACAGCAACAGGTGCTGTAGGCGATGCAGACTTAATGGCAGGTGCTATTAACAATTCAGCATTAGAAAATATTCAAGCAGAAGTAACAGCAGACAACAAACTAGTTGTTAAGCACACACAGGGTGGCGACTTTACTATTGTTGATTCAGACGGCGCATTTGCAGCTGCTGGATTTGTAGCATTTGTAGTTGGCAACCCAAGCACAACAACTAACTTATACAACAGAAATAGTGTACTTACAGCAAGTAACTGGAAGAAGGCAGTATTCACAGCAAGTGATGATGCTCCAGGAGCATTGGCTGCACAAGGTGCATTATGGTACAACAGTATTGTTGACGAAGTTGACATGATGATACACAATGGTACTACATGGGTAGGCTATCAGAACTTTAGTTCAGATTATGCAGATACTAACCCAACTGGTCCTATGGTTTCAGCAACAGAGCCAACACAGCAAACAGATGCAACAGCATTAGTTGACGGTGACCTTTGGATTAGCACAGCAGATTTAGAAAACTATCCATTAGTTTATAGATATGACGGTGTTAACTTAGCATGGGCAATAGTAGACGTTACAGACCAAACATCTGAAAACGGTGTACTATTTGCAGATGCACGTTATAATACAGCAGGTGCTAACGCAGACGAAGCTGGTAGTATTGTTGACTTATTAACAAATAACTACTTAGACCCAGATGCTCCAGATCCAGCACTATATCCAAAAGGTATGTTGTTATGGAACTTACGTAGAAGCGGATTTAACGTTAAGCGTTTTGAACGTAACTATGTAGACATTAATGGTACAAATGGTAGATTTAACAATGACGAATCAATGGCTGGTTACTATCCACACAGATGGGTAACTGAGTCAGGCAACCAAGCTGATGGTTCAGGTAGCTTTGGACGTAAAGCACAGCGTAAAGTTGTTATACAAGCGTTACAGGCTATGGTTAATAGTAATGATGATATTAGAGATGATGAATCAAGACTATTTAACATTATGGCAACACCAGCGTATCCAGAGCTAATTGGCGAAATGGTATCACTAAACTATGATAGAGGACTAAGTGCATTTATCGTAGGTGATAGCCCAATGAGATTAACACCAGATGCTACTTCACTAAATGAATGGGCAACTAACGTTCGTAAGGCTGTAGAAGATAATGACGATGGCTTAGTAAGTTTTGATGAATACTTAGGCATTTACTATCCAGCAGGCTTTACAAGTGATAACGCAGGTAACAACATTGTTGTTCCAGCATCACACATGGCGTTAAGAACTATTGCACTAAGTGATCAGGTATCGTTCCCATGGTTTGCACCAGCAGGTACAAGACGTGGTGGTGTTACTAACGCAACAGCAGCAGGTTATATTAATAGCGAAGGCGAATTTACAAGTGTAGCACTTAACGAAGGTCAAAGAGATACACTTTACGCACAAGCAATTAACCCAGTTACATTCCTAAGCGGAAGCGGATTGGTTGTATTTGGACAGAAAACAAGAGCAAGAAATGCAAGTGCATTGGATAGAATCAATGTAGCACGTTTAGTTGTATACTTACGTAGTCAACTTAACAAACTTGCAAAACCTTACTTGTTTGAACCAAATGACAAAATTACAAGAGATGAAATCAAAGGTGCAGCAGAAAGTCTAATGTTAGAACTTGTTGGACAAAGAGCACTTTATGACTTCCTAGTTGTATGTGATGAATCAAACAACACACCAAGTAGAATAGATCGTAATGAACTATATCTTGACATTGCAATTGAACCAGTTAAGGCAGTAGAATTTATATTCATTCCACTTAGACTTAAAAATACAGGAGAAATTGCAGGACTTTAATTAGGTGATAGACCCCTGAAATATGGGGTCGACACTTTGATAAATACTAGCAACAGGAGAAAAATAGAATGGCAATCTCAACATTATCAAAAATTACAGTTCCTTTAGCGAGCGATACAAGCGCAAGCAACCAGGGACTTTTAATGCCGAAACTACAATATCGCTTTAGAGTGACATTGGAAAATTTTGGTGTAACAAACGCAACAACAGAATTAACAAAACAAGTTATTGATGTTACCCGTCCTAACATAACATTTGAAGAAATTACACTAGACGTGTATAACTCCAGAAGTTACTTAGCAGGTAAACATACTTGGGAACCAATTACATTGAATGTACGTGATGACGTAAGTAACAATGTACAGAAACAAGTAGGCGAGCAACTACAGAAACAGTTTGACTTCTTTGAACAGTCAAGTGCAGCAAGTGGTATTGACTACAAGTTCCTAACACGTATTGAAGTATTAGACGGTGGTAACGGTGCAAATGAAGTAGGTGTTTTAGAAACATTTGAACTTTATGGCTGTTTCCTAAATAATGCTAACTACAACACACTAAACTATGCAACAAGTGATGCAGCTACTATTGCACTATCAATTAGATATGATAACGCAATTCAAACTCCAGTAGGACAAGGAGTTGGTACAACGATTGGCAGAACAGTCAACTCGTTAGTAACAGGCGGCGGCGTATAATAAACGCTAACTAGATTGCTATTCGAATAAGAAAAGGAAGTCGGAAACGTCTTCCTTTTTTTTATATACGTACTTAATCCTAGAGGATAAATATTAGTATGGGAAATAAGTTAAACGGATTCTTAGATAATTTTTTCGGCGGTGCTCTAAACCCTAAGGGTAACTTAGGCGACTTTGCACATGCCTCTAGATTGTATGTAGACGATGCATTCAGGCTTGCCCCTAAAACAAAGTTTCTTTATTTTGTAAATTTTAACTTTTACAAAGATGACAAGCACGATGTTTTAGCAGGCTTTCCAAAAATGAAAAATAGACATAGAGCAGAATTAAATATGCTCGTAAAAAGTGTCGACCTTCCACAATACAGATCAGCTGTTGAAGTAAAAAATGCTTACAACAGAAAGAAGAATGTGCAAACACGTATAGACTATACTCCGGTTAGTCTTACAATGCATGATGACAATAACGGTATAACAACTATGTTGATGGAAGCATATTATAGATACTATTATAGAGATAGCAACATATCAAATATTACAGCAAGTTATGACCCACGTTCAGCTTACAAAGAAGCAAATGGCAGAACATATAGATTTGGTCTTGACAACGATAAAATAGTACCGTTCTTTAAAGACATAAAACTATATCAATTCAGCAGACACGAATATACAGAATACACACTTGTTAATCCACTTATTGAAAGTTGGGGCCATGATACTATGGATCAAACAGACGGTTCTGGTATAGCAGAAAACAAAATGACTATTAACTATGAAGCTGTATTGTATAGTAGAGGTAAAGTAGGCGAAGATAGTCCTGCAACATTTGCAACAGATCATTACGATACTTCACCAAGCCCATTAAGTGTAGCTGGTGGCGGAGTAGCCAGCTTGTTTGGCGGTGGCGGTGTACTAGATGGTGCATCAAGTGTGCTAGGTGATATTACTGGCGGTACTTTTGGTTTAGGTAGTGTACTTAAACTTGCTAACACTGTTAAGAATGCGAAAAAATTAAGTAGCGATAGTCTTAAATCAGAAGGTTTAAGTATTTTGACTGGCGCTATTACAGACGTAGGCAAAAAAGGCTTAGGTGGTTTACCAGGTATATCAGTTCCTAAGTCTAACGGTAACGGCGGCAGTTCAGATACTACAACTGCTACATCAAATAGTGCAACTAATAATTCTGCACTTTCAGCATCAAAAGTTGGTTCAGCACAAGCAGCAAATAACTTACCAGTAACAACAGGAGATGGCGGATAATGGCACAAGGAAATTTACCACAACGAGGTTACAACAATAGTGACGAGCCAGTTAGAGAATTCTTTGATACATATTATCAAAACAAATTAGAATTTCCTAGCAATGATGTAGATGCTGTATTAGCATATTTTGGCAAACGTGGGTTTGAAGATAGAGCTAGTGCAAGTGTTGCTAGTACACTTTTACAACAAGCAAAAATAGACAATGTACCTGTATTTAGATTACTTGATACATTAAAAGGTTTAAATGAAAGTCAACTTAGTGCATTAGTTGCAGAAGTATTAAACTATGCTAGAGGAAAAACAAGTACTCTAGGTTTTCAAGTACCAATAGAAACTAACATCATAGAGTCCAGAAACATAGAAGTTTTTGAGGACTAGAAATGGGCAGATTCGCTCAGGGTAAATTTAATCTAAAAAATCCTGACAAATACTCAGGCAACAAAACTCCTACATATAGAAGTAGTTGGGAATTTGCATTTATGCGTTTTTGTGACGAACATCCGAGTGTAGCTCAATGGGCTAGTGAAGCAATAAAAATTCCGTATAGACATCCTTTTACAGGAAAGCATACTATATACGTACCTGACTTTTTTATAGTGTATGTAGACAGAAACGGCAAACAAAAAGTTGAACTAATAGAAGTTAAGCCAGCAAATCAAACAATTAAAGAAAAAGTAGGCAGATCAAAAGTAAATCAAGCGGCATGGGTAGTAAATCAAGCCAAATGGGGTGCAGCACAAGCATGGTGTAAACAAAAAGGTATCTTTTTTAGAATAGTAAACGAAGATGATATTTTCCACCAGGGCAAAAGAAGATAAATAATACTAGTAGTTAATAGGAAGTACTATGACGAAAAAATTAGAAGAAATGTTAGATTTACCAGAGTCTAAAGAAATAATACAAGAAGCAAAGGCCAAAGAAGAGTCTAAGCCTATCGCACAGCATAAAGAAACATTACGTGATATTGCTGAGTTTGATAAGATTAGTTCAGCATTACCTGCAGTAAAAGGGTTAGGCCAAATGGCAGATGTTGAACTTAATGACATTGCTGACAGAGCATTAACAGCATATGAAGATCTAATGGATCTTGGTATGAATGTTGAATCACGTTATAGTGGTCGTGTATTTGAAGTAGCAGGCGGCATGTTAAAAACAGGGCTTGATGCTAAGATAGCAAAACTAGACAAAAAACTAAAAATGGTTGATTTACAACTTAAAAAAGAGAAATTGGATAAAGACAGTGGCACCGGAGATGACAGTATGGTGAACGGAGAAGGCTATGTTGTAACAGATCGCAACAGTCTATTAGAGAAACTAAAAAACGTCCAATCAGATAAATAATATATATAGGAAAATTACAATGGCGTTTGAAAAATTTTTAGCAGAAGCAAAAAAGGTGTATCCTTTTAAAATCGGTATAGCTGGAGAACTTCCAGAAGGCTGTGAGGACATGTTGAAAACATGCTTAGAAAAGTATGGAGTTAACAACATAACTTCAGGTAAGAAAACACCTATTCAAGAACGTCCATTAGATTTTCCACAACTACAAAATATGGAAGTTACATATTTTGAAACAGAACTTAATTATCCAACAACAACTCAAGTACTACAAGAGTACTTAGGTCAATGCTGTGGTATAGATCAATCTTACATCATTGTTAGAAACCCAATGGAACCACAAGAGCAATATCAAGAAGAAACACAAGACGGTGAGTATGTTGCAAAACTAACTACCGAAGAACTAGAAAGTGTTGACGGCCAAAACGAAGTTGCAAGCAACAGAGTAATGGACTTATTAAAAGAGTTAGAAACAGCTCGTAAAGAGCGTAGTTTCGATACTGTCGACGGACCAGTTGGTGAGTCAAGTGATATCGACAACAGCGAAAACACTAAAAGCGCAATAGGGAGCTAATTATGAATATGAAAGATATGATTCAGCGAATGACAGATATCGAAGCTGAAAAACAACAATTAAATGAAAACGAAGCAGGTATGCCGCCTATGGATGCTCCAATGAGTGCTCCAGCAATGGACCAAGGCAATCCTGTAACAATTAACGTATCAATGAATGCTAGTGGCAAAGAACACGTAGCAGACTTATTAGATATGATGAAAAATGCAGGGTTAAATGATGCAGAACCTGTAAGTGCAAAAACACTTTCACCACGTATGGATATGGAACGTTTAGCAGGTATTATGGATGATCCAAAGATTCCAGGTAAAGACGAAGTACCAGGTGACGAAGATACAACAGATAGTAGTTGTAATGATGACATTGATGCAGACGATGAATCAGTAGAAGAATTTGCTAATTCACCTGAAGGGTCAGCAGGCGATCCAGAATACAAAGATCATCACCACATGACAAAAGATTTAAGTGGCGGTATTAATCGTAAGAAGAAACAATACAAAGCTGCACAGCCAGGCGATAATGCAATGGCAATGGAAGGTATTAAAGAGCACCTTTATAACTTACTAGCTGAAAAGAAAGGCAAGCCAGACTTTTTAGATCTAGACAAAGACGGTGACAAGAAAGAGCCTATGAAAAAAGCTGCTAAAGACGCAGGCAAAGGCAAAGGTAGCAAACCTAAAAAAGGTAAAGTACCTCCACAGTTTCAAAAAGAAGCATACGAAGATAAAAAAGATAAAACAGAGAAGTGTCCAGAATGCGGTAAAACTGGAAAAGTTAAATTGATGGCTTGTGCCAGCTGCGGCTGTAAATAAGTAATAAAAAGACTACTAGCTCTCACAACTCAAATAGCGACTCCGGTCGCTATTTTTTTCACTAAATATTAATATGGCAACTAAAAGTTTAGATGGTGTTCTCACCAAGAAAGCAAATCAGAAAGAAACGTTTACCGAGGCTCAGATTGAAGACCTTGCTAAATGTATGGACCCTGATTTAGGATATTTGTATTTTGCAGAGAAATTTGCATTTATTCAGCATCCTGTAAAAGGCAAACTATTGTTTGCTCCGTTTGAATACCAGTTACGATTAATGCACTCATATCACAGTTATCGTTTTAACATTAATATGATGCCTAGACAAACAGGCAAAACTACATGTGCTAGTATCTATCTTGCTTGGTATGCAATGTTTAACCCAGATCAAACTATTCTTGTTGCGGCACACAAGTACACAGGCGCACAAGAGATTATGGCACGTATACGTTACGTATACGAAACTTGTCCAGATCATATTAGAGCAGGTGTTACCAGTTACAATAAAGGTAGTATTGAATTTGAAAATGGTTCACGTATTGTAGCACAAACTACAACAGGCAACACAGGACGTGGTATGTCTATATCATTACTATACTGTGACGAGTTTGCATTTGTGCAACCTAATATTGCTGAAGAGTTTTGGACATCAATATCACCTACACTAGCAACAGGTGGTCGTGCTATTATTACTAGTACACCAAACAGTGACGAAGATACATTTGCAACTATTTGGAAGCAAGCAGAAGAAAAATTTGATGAACACGGTAACGAACAAGAGTTAGGTATAAACGGGTTTCATAGTTTTGTTGCCCAATGGGATGAACATCCTGATAGAGACGAAGAATGGAAAGTCCAAGAAATAGGACGTATAGGCGAAGAAAAGTTTAGACGTGAATATGGTTGTGAATTCTTAGTATTTGATGAAACATTAATATCAAGTATATATCTTGCAACCATGGAAGGTGTAAGCCCTATATTAAATATGGGGCAAACACGTTGGTACAAAAAGCCAACTTCAGAATATACATATGCTGTCGCACTTGACCCTAGTATGGGTACAGGTGGAGACTATGCCGCAATACAAGTGTTTGAACTACCTAGTTATACACAGGTAGCAGAATGGCAACACAACACTACAGCAATACCTGGACAAATAAGAGTACTAGCAGACATTTGTAAGTACATACAGTCCGAGACTAATAACGAAAATGGTGTATATTGGTCTGTAGAAAATAATGGTATTGGAGAAGCGGCACTAATCGTTATAAACGATTTCGGGGAAGAGAATATACCAGGCCTATTTGTGTCTGAACCAATTCGAAAAGGCCATGTACGTAAATTCCGTAAAGGGTTTAACACAACACATGGCACAAAAATAACAGCATGTAGTAGATTAAAAACAATGGTTGAAGGCGACAAAATGATTGTGCATAGTAAACCATTGTTATCTGAACTAAAGGCATTTGTTGCTACAGGTTCTAGTTTCCAAGCAAAGGTAGGACATCATGATGATTTAATAAGTGCAACATTACTTGCTATAAGAATGATGGCTGTACTTAAAGACTGGGATCCTAGGATTTATAATACGTTTAATCAGGCAGAAGATTTAGAAGATTATGAACCACCAATGCCTATCTTCGTTAGTAGCAACTATTGATAAATACATTATGCAGAATATAGATATCATAGCAGAAGAATTGTTTTCAAAAATCAGGGGTAGATTTCCTGGAGTAACAATTGGCGACGAAGAAGGTAATGTTACACAAGAACCTAAACAAGCAAGATTCTTTGAATTTCCGTTTAGAGAAGCAGACGCTGATGTAGGCAAAGTAAGCATATCACTATCAGAAGAAGATGGTGTAGTTGTTATGCACAACAAAGACGTAGCAGAAAACAATGTAAGTAAAAGTACATGGTATGACTTCTTAAAAGAATTAAGAACTTTTAGTAAAAAACGTTTACTAAATTTTACAACTAGAGACATAACAAAGTCTAACTTAGAGAAAAGAGACTATAAATATCTTGCACAGCGATCCGGAGATAGCAACATGACAGAATCAAAATTATATGGCACATCTAAGATAAGTTATCAAGATGTTGGAGAAGCCAGACTAGTAATTAAGCACAACGAAAGTATTGACCAAACTTCACCTACAGGACGTAATAGAAGCATTGGTAGAATATATGTAGAATCACCACAAGGTGAGCGTTTCTTATATCCATACAAACATTTAAGTGGTGCAAGAGCAATGGCTCGTCACGTTGCAGAAGGCGGTAATGCTTATGATGATTTTGGTAAGCACATTACAAGCCTAAGCGAAGAATTAGCAAAACTTAGAAAGTTCAAAAATTACATGGGTCGCTCTAGTGTAATGGCAGAAAGTCTAAGTGAATATATGGATGTTGTTAAAGAACGTGTTGCATCAGTTAAGAAGACAATTGAATCATTACAAAAGCCAAAGTTTTATGCAGAAGCATTTGAAGCATTTGCTCCAGTTGTATTAGAAGATGTTCCGGCAGACGTTGCTGAAAATTGGATTGACCAATTAACTATTAGACAGTTTAATGAAGAACTATCAGATGTATTTCCATACATTTACAAACTAGTAAGTGAAGCAAGTAAAGCAGAAGAAATTAATCCAGGTGACTTAGACGAGTCAGGCTTACAACGTTACACAGGTATTAAGAAGTACGGCAAAAAAGGTTTTGAAGAATTACAAAAAGCAGGACGTGAGGGCGCCGGCGAAGAAGAAAAAGGTAAAATTAAAGACAAGTATCTAAGTAAAGAAGAAATTGCATTAGAACAAGGCTTTGAAGATATGATGGGTCAGTTTGCTGAAGGCGAAATGAAATGGAAGCAAACTAGTATGTCACCAGAAGAAGCTGTAGCAAAGTACGGCAAAGAACACGTAAAAGTTAAAAAAGGCGGACTACGCAACGGTGACGATATGGTATCAGTACATGTTGCAGATGAAAGTTTTGATCCAAGTTCGGAGCCAAGCAAAGCAGATATGATGGCAGACGAATTTATGTCAGCATATGAAAAAGGTGGTGAACCAGCACTAGCAAAAGCAATGGGCATAAGCGATCAAGAACTTGATCAAGAAATTACCGAGTACGGCATGGAACATGGCTTACATGCTGATGACGATAGAGATGATATTATCCAAGGTGTTATTGAACAAATGATCGATAACATGGACGAAGGCAATGCATATGCACACGCTGTAAAGAAAGCCAAAATGAATGGCAAGAAAAAAGGCGACAAAGTTGACGGACCAGACGGCGACGAAATAACACTTGAAAAGGACGAAAAGACACCATTAGGCGAGTTCATCCTTTCATACTATGATAGAGAAAACGGAAGTTTCCCTAAAGGTGAAACAGCAGTACTAACTATGATAGAAAAAGATTACGGTGAAGAGTTTATTGAACCAGCAAAAACTTTCATCGAAAAGATCAATCAAACTTTTGAAGAGTTTCAAATGAGAAACAATCCTCAACAAATGGAAACAGACTCAGAGTATGATCGAATGAGAGAATTAGCGGGACTCCGTTAATTATTTCAAAATAAAGGCAAGAAAACGCTTGACTTTATAAATATATGAGTGTAACATGTAATACATGTGTTATACTTTTTAGGCACATAAAATAACCATAAAGGCATATAGGAGGCATAAATTATGGCATCATTAGCAGAAATCCGAGCAAAGCTCAAACAACAAGAAGCCAATACTGGCGGAAACAGAGGACCACAAGGTCCCAACCCAATTTACCCATTTTGGAATATGAAAGAAGGCGAGAGTTCAACTCTACGTTTCCTTCCTGACGGTAACCCAGATAACACATTTTTCTGGGCAGAACGTTTGATGATCAAACTTCCATTTGCTGGAGTAAAAGGCGAAACAGACTCACGTCCTGTGCAAGTACAAATTCCATGTATGGAAATGTACGGCGAAACATGTACTATTCTTAATGAAGTACGTGGTTGGTTTAAAGATCCATCATTAGAAGATATGGGTCGTAAGTATTGGAAAAAGCGTTCATACGTATTCCAAGGCTTTGTAACTGACAATCCAATCTCCGATGACGAAGCACCTGAAAATCCAGTCAGACGCTTTATTATTGGTCCGCAAATTTTCCAAATCATCAAGCAAGCATTGATGGACCCAGACATGGAAGAATTGCCAACAGATTACACAGCAGGTGTAGACTTCCGTCTTAACAAAACTAGCAAAGGTGGTTACGCAGACTATTCCACGTCAACATGGGCTCGTAGAGATCGTCCATTAGGCGATGCTGAAATGAATGCTGTTAACACACATGGCTTGTTTAATCTAAGTGACTTCTTACCTAAGAAGCCAGATGAGACAGCTGTCAAAGTTATGCAAGAGATGTTTGAAGCATCTGTAGACGGCGAAGCGTATGACGCAGAACGTTGGAGTCAATACTTCCGTCCTGCAGGTATGCAAGCACGTACAGGCGACCCGCAAGTAGCGGCAAGTGCTAATGCAACAGCAACATCTCGTTCATCAGAGCCAGTAGCACCTGCGGCACCAGCTGCACCAGCACCGGCACCTGAACCAGTAGCAGAAGCGGCACCAGCTGCAGAAGCGACTCCTGCACCTGAAGGTAACGCAAGTGACATACTTGCAATGATTCGAAACAGACAGAGTCAATAATACTTAATGCTTCTACTAGTTAACCCGGATACAGAGATTCACGGTTTACCTGTCAACGTACCAAACGCTAGTAGAAGCAAAACTTTCATATAGGAGATAAAATGGCTAAATCATTTGACGTAAGTAAATTTAGAAAAGACTTAACAAAGTCTATTCAAGGCATGAGTAGTGGCTTTAACGATCCTACGGATTGGGTAAGCACAGGCTCTTATGCACTTAACTATCTTATTAGTGGCGACTTTAACAAAGGTGTTCCGCTAGGTAAGGTAACAGTGTTCGCAGGCGAATCTGGTGCAGGTAAAAGTTATTTTGCAGCAGGTAATATTGTAAGACACGCACAAGAACAAGGCATCTATGTAGTTTTAATTGACTCAGAAAATGCACTTGATCAAGCATGGTTAGAAGCACTAGGTGTTGACTGTGACGAATCAAAACTACTCAAGTTAAGCATGAGTATGATTGATGATGTTGCAAAAACTATTTCAACGTTTATGACAGACTACAAAGCAATGGATGAAGAAGATCGTCCTAAAGTGTTGTTTGTAATTGATTCGTTGGGTATGTTACTAACACCAACAGATGTTGATCAGTTTAACAAAGGTGATATGAAAGGTGATATGGGTCGTAAGCCTAAAGCACTAACAGCACTTGTTAGAAATACTGTTAACATGATTGGTGCTCATAACGTAGGACTTGTTTGTACTAACCACACTTATGCATCGCAGGATATGTTTGATCCAGATGATAAAATAAGTGGCGGACAGGGCTTTATATACGCTTCTAGCATTGTTGTAGCAATGAAGAAGATGAAGCTCAAAGAAGATGCAGACGGTAATAAAATCAGTCAAGTCATGGGTATCCGTGCTGGCTGTAAAGTAATGAAAACACGTTACGCAAAACCGTTTGAAGGTGTACAAGTAAAGATTCCTTATGAAACAGGAATGAATCCTTACAGTGGCATCGTAGAACTTTTTGAAGCAAAAGGCGTCATTGAGAAACAAGGAAACAGACTAAAATATATTACTATGGATGGAGAAGAGATCCTAGAATACCGCAAAAATTGGTCAGGCGAATTATTAGACAAAGTAATGTCTGATTACGCTGTAAAAGAGTCAACTGTGGTAAATACCTCTGAAGCAGACGAACCATTAGAAGAAGCTGTAACAGAGGAGTAATTATGGATTTGGAACAAGCGATTGACGTTTGGAATTTATTCAAAGAGTATGTTGACAAGAAACAAGTTGAATTAGTTGCCGAAAAGTTTGTTGATCACCTTGCCGATTACGGTGTAGACGATCAACAGATGAAAGAACTATTAGGCAACGATTCACATCTTGATGAAGCGATCGGCTACTATTTAGAAATAGATGACGTAGACGATTTTAATGACGAAGAGGAAGAGTGGGGTTAAGAATGGGTTGGTATAGTGAAGTATCCAGAGACGTTGGCAAAATACCTGATGCTGTAGCATTTTTTGAAGCTGAATTAGATGATGCTAAAAAAGAATGTAAGTTAACAGGCAACGTTGAAAAGGCGGCCGCATCTATGCCAGGCATTGTTGAACATCGCTTTAATCAACTACAAGAGATTGAAGCGATCCTATTCTACTTGAACATAGAGCTACGCAGATTGCGTAGCTCTTATTTCAAAAAATATCTAGAAAATTATCAACGAGCTTTGTCTAGCCGTGACGTAGAAAAATATGTAGACGGTGAAGCAGACGTTGTTGATTATGAAAAGATTATCAATGAATTTGCACTAATGCGTAACAAATGGTTAGGTGTACTTAAAGCACTTGATCAAAAGCAATGGCAAATTACAAACGTAGTTAAACTACGTGTGGCTGGAATGGAAGATGCCAGCCTTTAAAAAAGACGACGATAAATTAATTTACGAATACATTTGCGACACAGCACCAGATAACATGACAATGTTAGATGTTGGCGCTCGCACAGGTAAATGGTGTAAATCTTTTGTAACAGAATTTCCTAATGCAACATTTCATTGCTTTGAAGCATTACCAGAGCAATATGAAAGATGTGCAAATAGATTTAGGAAACATAACAATGTTACAGTACACAACTTTGTTATAAGCAATAATTGTAACGAAACAACTTTCTACAAAGATACAGACAGATTAGGTTGGAGTGGTTTAAGAAAACACTCCTATATGGAAAATTTTGAGGCTTTAAAATTACCTAGTAAAACACTAGACAGTTTTTATTTGCAACCTTATTTTATTAAACTTGATGTAGAAGGTGCAGAATTACTAGCACTACAAGGTGCATCATTTACAGTTAAATCAGCAAAAGTAATTTACTTTGAGTGTAACGAAATACACACAAAAGATTACTTATATGGTACTGACCAAATATACAATCAACTACGTAACTACGGTTTTACAGTACATGACAAACATCTAAATGAATTAACAAAAGACGAATTTGTACATCGTACAGCCGATGCAAGACGGTACGAAGATCCAAAAGGCTATGAATCTAATTTTATAGCATTGCATTAACTGCGTACATAAATATCTATATGGAACGCATTGTATTAGTCACTGGTGGCTTTGATCCACTACACTCAGGGCATATCGCCTACTTTAAAGAAGCAAAAAAACTTGGCACCAAATTAGTTGTTGGTGTTAACTCAGACGAATGGCTTGCTAGAAAGAAAGGCAAACACTTTATGCCTTTTCATGAAAGATGTTCTATTATAGAAGAACTATCCGTTGTTGATCAAGTTATAGGATTTAACGATGAAGATGATAGTGCATGTAATGCAATCTTTCAAACACTTAGTACACATAGCAACATTGAATTAATCTTTGCCAATGGCGGAGATAGAACTAACACAACAACACCTGAATATAAAACATATGGTGATATGCCAAATGTAGAATTTGTATTTGGCGTTGGCGGCGAACACAAAATGAATTCAAGTAGTTGGATACTTGAAGAATGGAAGAATCCAAAAACTGTAAGAAACTGGGGTTGGTATAGAGTATTAGATGATCAACCTGAAAAAGGATACAAAGTCAAAGAGCTTGTAATACTTCCTGGCAAAAGTCTAAGCGATCAAAGACACAAATATAGATCAGAGATGTGGTATGTTACACAAGGACAAGTAACTATGGCTATTCAAATTGAAGGCGACCCTATTTCAGGGTTTGAGTTGCCTGCATTAACTAATAGTTACAATATTGGTAGTAACGTATGGCACAAGGCAATGAATAATAAAGATGTACCAGCACATGTTATTGAAGTACAGTTTGGTGAAAAGTGTGTTGAAGAAGATATAGAAAGAAGAGATTAATGAAAGTATTCATAGGCTACGACCCAAGAGAAGATATGGCTTACCAAGTGTGTAAGCATAGCATATTAAAGCATCAACCTGATGCAGATGTACGCCCATTAGTACAAAAAGAATTAAGACAAGCAGGATGGTACAAGCGTCCTGAAGATAAACTCGCATCAACAGAATTTACGTTTACACGCTTTCTTGTGCCAGAGCTTACTAACTTCAAAGGTTGGGCAGTGTTTATGGATTGCGATATGATCCTTACCACAGACATTAAAGAATTATTTGATCAAGCAGATGACAAGTATGCTGTTATGTGTGTGCAACATGATTACACACCTAAAGAAGGTATTAAGATGGATGGACAAAAGCAAACTATCTATCCACGTAAGAACTGGTCAAGTGTTGTGTTATGGAACTGTGGTCATCCTAGTAATAGAGTTGTTGACCAAGATCAAGTTAACAGTTTAGAATTAAATGGTGCATACTTTCATAGGTTTAGTTGGCTACAAGATGAAGAAATTGGCGAACTAGATCATACATGGAACTACTTAGTAGGTGTGTACAACGATATTGAAAAACCTAAATTAATTCATTATACTGAAGGCGGCCCGTGGTTTGAAAATTATCGCGATTGTGAGTTTAATGAATTATGGAAACAAGAATTGTATGATATGTTTAAGTAAAAACAAAACAGATGAGTATGTAAACATGTATGCCAAAGGAGCAAAACTTCCTATATATGACTACACTTATGCTCACGAAAATAAAAAAGAACCTATACTAATACGTAGTTTAGCAAAGCGAAAACTTATCTGGAAATGTTTAGAAACTAAAAGAGAGTTTTATTATATGGACAGTGGTTACCTTGGTAATTACAAAAGTCCAATAAATGAAGGTGGATGGAAAATATTTCATCGTATAGTTAGAAACGGTCTACAACATAATGCAATAATTGAACGTCCTAGTGATAGATGGGAACAACTAGGAATGAAAATTGCAAAAAGAAAGAAGACAGGACGAAACATTTTACTTGTTATGCCTAGTGAAAAACCTTGCAAGTATTATGGTATAGACGCAGAACAGTGGAAACAAGAAACAATAGATCAAATCAAAATGCATACTGATCGTCCTATTGTTATTAGAGAAAAACCACCAAGACATATACGAATGACAAATACTATATACAACGAGTTAGACAATGCATTTGCAATGGTAACATATCAAAGTATTGCCGCTGTAGAAAGTGTACTGTATGGAGTTCCAGCATTTACACTTGCTCCTACAGCCGCTGATCCTGTTGCAAATAAGTATTTGTACAATTTAGAAAACCCAGAGCGATACGACAAAGAGTATATATACAGTTGGGCATGCCACCTAGCGTATGGTCAGTTTCATATTGGCGAAATGAAAAATGGAACAGCTCACGACATGATAATGGAGGAACATTATGGCAGTTAAGTACGTAGTAGTTCATAGAGCTGATAAAAACAATCTCGGTGATATGTCAAGTAACCCGTTGCAATATTATTTGCCGGAACACGAATACCAAGTAGTAGATATATTAGATCTTGCAACAGACAACTATCCAAGCGATGTCCCGTTAATTGCAGGAGGCGGTGGCCTTATTGCAAATGACTTCCTAGGAAATGACTTACAGTATGCTCTTAACAATAGTGATCAAAATGCACTAATGACACTTTGGAAAGAGTCTTGGAATGTTGTAAATCACAATAATATAGAAGCACGTGATGGATTTTTACGCAAATTACAACCACTTGTAAAAGAATATTTAGACAAGTTAGACAACAGTACAGCACCACGTATTGTATGGGGAGCAGGACATAACCAAGATACTAATAAAAGAGTTAAACGACCTGAGTGGCCAGATTGGTTAAGTAATTTTGATTTAGTTGGCGTAAGAGATTTTGGTCAACCATTCGAATGGGTACCTTGTGCAAGTTGTTTAGATGCAGCATTTGATAAAAATTATAGAATCAAAAATGATATAATTTGGTACGAACATAAAAAGCAATTAATAAAATCAAACCATTTTGGAAAAACACCAA